AAAACAGTACCATCCATCATTGCATTTATATTTTCAATCATGACAGTAGCTAGTAATGTCCAAATATCCAATACTTCTTTTTCTTTATTTCTTCTATTATATCTTTTAATGAGAGTTGTTTTAAAATTCTTTTCTGTTTTTTCACCTGCTAAATACTGCATTCTCAAAACTTTATTATCAGGTTCTCTTTGAAGTTTATTACGAAGTGGTATCAATACAACTTCCTGAAAATGAGTAAAATGTTCCATAACAATACAATATTTTCTTACATTCATCTCAGGATAACTTTGTATTTTTTGTCTTAAGTTTCTATAAAACCCCCAATATGTAGGCAATCCTCCACAATGAGCATGTGGATTGACGGGACCAGTACCTCCATTTTCTCTTTGCCATTGAAAAAAATGAGGATTGTGTATAACTCCAGTTGCAATTCTACCTGTATTCCAACTGAAAGGTGTTTTACATTGAGTACAAAACATCTGGTCACACCCATTTATTTTAAAAATCGGCGTAGCACATTTAGGACAAGATCTTGTTTCTTTCTTTATTAATTTAGCACTTTCTACATTTTCTTTCTTACAAACATGTTCTACATTTTTATCTGGACCTATAACTTCTAAACAATCTTTACATGTCCATTCTTCACAAATTCCACACTTCCACTGAGAAGAAAGAAATCCTCTACAACCTTCTTTTTGGCATTTTTGAACAAACTTTCGTTTCACTCTTTCCTGTACGTCTTCTTCGTTAAGACCAGGTAATGCTTTTTTGAAACGATTAATATTCCTTTTTATTTTCCAAGATTTTCTATTCTCTTTCCAATGCTGTTGTACAGCTTCACTACCTAGAGAATCAGACCTACGTCTTTCGTTAACAATATCATTTAATTGTTTTTTGTACATTTCTTTCTTAATAGGGTCGGATTCACAATCTTTAAGAAAATTTATTTCTTTGTATCTTTTCCATAATTTATTACTTATTCCTCTACATGTGTAGTATTTATCTATAAAATCTTTTGAAGTTTTATTTACTTGTATAACTTCTTTTTCCATATCTGGTATTTTAAGATAATTTATTACAAATGGCATTGTGTCTGGAAATCTACTTCTTTCATTATCAAATAAAAATTTCTTTTTAACAACAACCATATCTTTAGTCAAAAACTTTTTTGGAAATAACTCTTTTAAATACTTTCTGTCCCACTTATTTTTACAAGACATACAATGCTCATTTTCGTTGAGTTCTAACAAATATCTTTTGTTACACTTTAAACAAATCTCTACGTCGCAAAAATTACACTTTATTTTCTTCCTGGTAGTCAAATTGAAATTTTCACAACATATAATACATTCATCCATATTACGTAATAAAAATAAATATTTTTATATACAATTATAAACGGTTTAAAAAAAAATTTCTATACAGAGTATGTATCATATTTGTGAAAAAGACTATATCTCATCAAATAATTATTCAAGCATTTTTGAAAAATATCCATTTCCTTTGGACACTTTTCAAAAATATTCAATTGAAGCAATTGAAGAAGGTCACAATATTTTAGTTGCAGTACCTACTGGAAGTGGTAAGAGTTTACCTGGGGAGTATGCTATTAAGAAATTTTGCGAGGCCGGTGAAAGAGTAATATATACTTCCCCCATCAAAGCACTTTCTAACCAAAAACATAAAGAATTTAGTAAAAAATTCCCTAATATATCCTTTGGTATTGTTACCGGAGACACTAATAATAATTCTGACGCTGATTGTCTCATAATGACAACAGAAATTCTTTGGAAAACATTATTCCAAACAAGAATGAAAGAAAATAATAGTATTAATTCTGATAAAATTGAATTACATTTCAACCTTAAAGTTGAAGATATAGGAGCAGTAATTTTTGATGAATTTCATTATATAAATGACAGATTTCGAGGTCATGTATGGAAACAAACTGTTAAAATGCTTCCTATAGAAGTAGTACAAGTTTATCTTTCAGCTACTATTAAAGTAACTCCAATCTTCTTGAAATGGTTAGGGTCTAATAAAATGACATGGGTTTCTACTTCTAAGAAAAGAATCGTTCCCTTACAACATTATTCTTTTTACACTGAATTAGGTAGACAGGAGATAGATAAAATATCTAATGTTGATTTTAGAGATTTGGTAAATAATAATACTGGGAAATTAGTTATCATAAAAAATCAAGGAACACCTTTTGACGAAAGAAAATATCAAGAATTAGTTCGTATTGAAAAATATATGAAAAATAAGTTTCTTTATTCTAATGATTCATTTACAATCAATGAATTAATAAAAATTCTTAAAAGAAAAAATATGGTTCCAGCTTTGTTCTTTGTTTTCTCTAGAAAAGGAGTTGAAATGTTAGCAAACAAAGTAACTATTCAAGTATCAGATAACGAAGGAGTGAACATAAAAGAGTATTGTAAGAAAAAAATGATGGCTCTTCCAAATTGGCAAGAGTATATTGAAACAAGAGAGTATAATACCATAGTAAGATTAATCGAAAAAGGAATAGGTATTCATCATGCAGGTATGATAGGAGTTTTTAAAGAACTTGTTGAAGTTATGTATGATGAAGGGTATATTAAAGTTTTATTTGCAACCGAAACTTTCAAAGTAGGTATCAATATGCCAACAAAAACAGTTGTTTTCACTAGTCTCAAGAAATATGATGGTGAAAAAAATAGATACCTTACATCAGAAGAGTATACTCAAATGGCAGGTAGAGCAGGTAGAAGAGGATTAGACACGGAAGGTCATGTTATTCATTTGTGTAATCTTTTTAAACTACCTACTAAAGAAATATATTCGAGAATGGTAACAAATAGTCCACAAAAGATTGACACTGAATCTGAAATAGATTGTAATTTGATACTCAGACTTCATTCGATTGGTTGTGAAGACATTATTGGGTTTATTCAAGATAATATTTTAGATACATCTATAGATGAAGAAATGAATTATTATAAAGAAAAATTAAAAAAAACAAATGAAATAGTAAAAGATTTGTCAAAAATAGTTATTAGTATGGGTTATGGTAATGATCTTATGACGGAATATGACGGATTGTTAGAAAAACTTCCAATGACAAGAAAAAGTTTGTATAAAAAGACAAAAGCTAGGATAGATGAAATAGAAAAAGATAATCCTAACATTAAAAAAGATATAATACAATACCAAGAATACAAAAAATATACTTATGAAGGAAATAACTTAGAAAGGTCTATTCAAAAATTGAATAATTATATATCAGATGTTGTTGATAAAATAGAATTATACCTCGAAGACCAACATTTATTTAAAGATGATAAACTGACATTAAAAGGACAACTAGCGGCTAATATTAACGAATCAAATTGTCTTATTTTCTCAGATATGATTGTATCTGGGAGTTTAAACGAATTGAGTAGTTTTGAAATAGCTAAGTTCTTAAGTTGTTTTGCGGAAATAAAACTACCTGATTGTGACCGTTGTCATAACTACACAATACATACAAATAGTTATAAACTTTCTGATTGTATTGGATTATTTAAGGAAAAATTAGAAAACATTTATACTTATGAAGATAGAAATGGTGTTAATTTAGTTGATTATAATCCTACCCAATATGATTTATTGTATTATATGCATAGATGGTATCATGAAGAAGAAAAAGAGTACTGTCTAGAAATAATAGAAGAAGCTAGGAAGAATGGTATATCATTAGGTGAGTGGATTAAAGCTATTCTTAAAGTGACCAAAATGTCAAAAGAAATTTACAAAGCTGCTGTATTAGCAGAACAGTATGAATTAGCACTAAAGCTAAAAGAAATACCAGAAAAAATACTAAAGAGTGTTTGTATTAACCAAAGCTTGTATCACTAAATTATATAAACAATTGAAATTATTATAATCATAAATAATGGAAAAATTCACAGTATCTTCAGAAACACTTAGAGAAAAAATAGAAGAGATAGAATCTTTAAAAAAAAAATTAAAACAATATGAAACTCCTACTGTTATATGTACGTCAGAAGAATGGGAAAATAAAAAAATAAAAGCTTATAAAATGATAGAAGAAGGTATTAGTATAATAGATTATGAATGGTGGCCTGTTAGTTTTGCTGTAATGAAAACTGGAGATACTATCTGGTCTAGTATTAGAAAATCATTAAATTATTTAACAGATAATAAAAATCCAGAATGGTCAGAGAGAATATCTTGTAATATAAAATTCACAATTGAATGTTTATTAATAGCATTTCCAGAAAATTTTTATAAAGAATGTACTTTATCTTCTGAACAAATGCATAAAATAATATATGATAGTATTATTTGTCAGTTAGAAGATAATTCCGATATTTTAGAAGACGTCCACGTTTCTAAATAAATTAGTACCCTATTCATTAATGAGGTAGTAAATTATTTTAAATAATATCCTTTTACATGTTTAGAAGCATAACAATTATTTGAGTAATGTCCTTTTCTTCCGCAACGGTAACACTTTGAACTATTAGAACTTTTATAAGATGATTTTTTTACTGGTCTTATATATTCAAATCTACTACAATATATAGTACCATCTCTTGCACCAACTCTCTCATGTGGTGATTCTTCCCACAACATATCATCTTTCCATATATAAGTTTCTCCTCTAAATTCATAACTACCCTCTTCTTTATTTAATGATTTAAATGCTTCTTCTAATTCTTCTATAGTTAATTCTTCATCTGATTCTTCATCTGATTCATAAGAACACCTATTTGCAAAATGATCTTTTTCTCCACATTTATAACAAGAATTACTTGAACCGTTAATCATTCTTTCTAAAGTTTTTTTATTTTCTGAAGATAACTTAATTTGGCAAAAACTTCCTCCTCTTACATTATTTATTCCATATTTCTCCATTGTTTTTATAGTATATTTATCTTCATCATAATCATCACAATCAGGTATTATTTGATGTATATTTATTGGTTTATAAACCCTAGTCCATTCACTTCCATTTTTGTTGAAATGATTGTCTAACCTGAACCTAGGATTAGAAGTTTTTCCAACGTAATACTTTCCTTTTATTAACTTTAATACGTAAATGTAAACCATTTATATATTAACATTAATATATTCTTAAATAAGTTCTAATCTGAGTTTCTGTTTGAGTCTCTCTTCGTCGATGAATATGTGTATTTTAAATTTATGGATAATTTTATCATCAACATCTTTTCTTGAAACCATTCTATTGACCATTTTAAGTTTATCTATGAAAACAGTGTATTGGTACAATCCATCATTTCTTTTTATTTTATCAAAAAGGTATCCGTTAAATTCTTTATCTGGTAAACTTTTATCTTCGTAGCAAACTTTTAAAAGATTACAATCATTTTGAACTTTTCTTATATTCTTCATAGTAACATTGATGTATTCTAACATTTTATCAGAAGTCCATTTATTGTAAAATGTTTCTGCATTTTCACTCATAGTAGTAATTTCTAATGATTTTTGAAGTTGAATAATATTCAATAAGTCTACTAATCTTCTAATTGGACTTGTTATATGGACATAACTTTCGAAGTTTAAAAAATCATGACTTTTATAATTTTCAAATTTACAATACATCCCTCCACTACTATTCCACATTTTAAGAAATTTAAGAGTTTCTTTTGGTAAATTATCGGGGTATGGAGAAGAAGGTCCCATAACCATCGACCTGAATATACCTATTTTTCTTTTTACCATTTCTTTAGCTGTATGATAATTCATAAGTATCATTAAATATGCTACAACATCATGACTAGTATCTATACTGTCATAATAAATATAATTTTGATTCAAAAGTTTTACTTTTTCGTATAATAATTGATAATCTGGAGATGACAATAAATCAGGTTCATCGTATACATAATTCTTTTTGACTTTTATACATGTATTAGTGTATTCTGTATCATATATTTTTCCATTTTCATCAAAATATATATTTAAAGTAAAAGCAAATCTCCATCTATTTTCTTGAAGACTACATAAAGCATCTGATAAAACTGTAGGTAACATAGGTCTTTTTCTATCTGGTAAATAAATAGTTGAAATTCTGTCTGAAAAAGAATTCCACAAACCCAAACGGTCTAACCAAAAAGAAACATTACTAATGTAAATACTTAACTGATAACCTACTTCTTTTCCACATATAGTTGTCTTATTTATACTGAATGCGTCATCAAAATCAGTAGACTTTTTAGGATCTATACTAAATATACAGTTAGTTTCTATTTTGGTTGGATTGTATTTTTTGTACATATCTTCAATATACTTTTCTTCAGTTTTGTACTTCAATGATTTTATAGTAGCTTTATTAAAATTTTGTATACTAGCGTATAAACTTTTACAATACAATTGGTATTCATAAAAGTTATTGAGAATTCCGATTTCTCCTATAACTTGAATGATTGAACCTCTTGGGTGTTTGTCTTTCCAGTGTTGGAATTTAAAGACTATATATTTATTTTTAAAATTTTTATTGAAACCTATTTTATGTTTATGTGGAATTAAAAAACAAGGTAATCTGCTGTCATCTGGTATACAACGATAAAGAGATTTCCCATTGTGATTACCATATGTTTTGTTATCTTCCAATACCAATACACCTGGTATATTTTTAACACTTCTAATAGTAGAATGTATTATATTTACCTTTTCGTCGGTAACTTCAAATACATCTTGGTCAAAAAGTTTATGACTTACTGGGTTTAATTTTAATTCAACAGGACGTAGTAAAATATTATCGTAAACTGTAAATTCAGAATATTGTCTGTTAGCTATTTTTATTTTATACTGCATTCTGTTTAATTAGGTTTTAAATCGTTATATGGATTAATCTCTTTTTTCCCATACATAATAATAAGTTTTAGGAGCTGTTATACCAAATACAGTACAACCGTATAAGGGTATATCGGTGAAAATATCTGTCATTATTTTTAAAGTCCATACTATTCCTTGTAAACTGTGTTTTCCGTAAAAAGTTAAGTATATTATTCTATATAAAATAGAAGACAGATAGAAATAAAACATGTATTTAAAATCAATGAAATTTTCTACATGATTTTCTATATACAGTATTGATCTTACTAAGGTCATAAAACTTATAGCTGTAATTTTCATATCCGTATTAAAACCTATTTTTGCAATTTCATTTTTAGACACATTACCCTCAATAAATATATGTCCACTTTGTCTTAACATTTGTGAAACAATAGCAATTTTAGAACACAATTCAATTGTTTCGTAAAAAAAGCAATAAACTGCTCCAATCATCATAAGTGAACTCACCAGATGGAGAAATTGATTACCCCATTTTGAATGAGCTGAATTATGGTCTACTTCTTTATGATACATTATTTCATTGTAAATATTCATTTGTTATGAAGAGTTTTTATCGTTAAGTAGTTTTATTTAAGTATAATATACGTTTAAAAATAATTTTATAAGTAATGTATTATAATAAAATGAAATATATTATAATTTTCTTGTTTTTAATCGTACTTTTTTATTTTAAAACAAATATTGTTGAAAAATTTGAAACTAGCAAATATATTGAAAAAAAATATCCTCTTAAATATAAAATATTAAATAATTTTATTGAAAAAGAAGATGCAGAATATATAATAAATAAATGTAAAGATTTTTTACAAGATTCATTAATAGGAAGTGGTAAAAGTGAATGGCGTACTTCTAAGACAGTTTTTCTAAAAAATGTATTAGGATATCATGATCCTGTTATAGTAAAATTAAGAAATAAAGTTGCAAAAATGTTTAATATTACTCCTTATCATATGGAAGCTATAAATTTAACTTATTATAATACAGGCGATAGATATAAACATCATCATGATTATTATAAGACAAATGAATTGAATGAGAAAGATAAACAAATATTTAAAAAACATGGTCAAAGAATGAAAACAATATTTGTTTATTTAAAAAATGCTACAGAAGGAGGAGAAACTTATTTCCCAATATATAATAAAAAATTTAAATTAGAAGACGGAGATGCTTTATTATGGGAAAATGCATATATTAAAAATAATATTTGTTATATGAATTTTAATAGTTTACATGAAGGTTTACCTCCAATAAAAGGAGAAAAATATGGTTTAAATATATGGATAACAGAAAAAGGTAATTGAACTTTTTAAATATAAGTAGTTTTATTTGAGTCTAATTATATGTTGAGTTTTACTCATAAGAGGATATATTAAAAAGTATATAACACTGTATAATGATGGAGGTACAATTGTTTTAAATAATGTTGTATCGTTAAAATTTAAAGAATTTTTATAAAAATTTGGTATTTCAGGAATTAAAAATCCAAAAAGTACACTTAATGAAATACCATGAAGAGCACCTATTGATGTATATTGCATTTTATTTTTAAATTTAAAAGTAGAATATAAATTTTGAAATACGACCCAAGATAATACAACTAAAACAACATGGTATATCTTAATTTTTTTCTTAATACTACTAGGAAGTAATTTTAAATAAGAAAAAGTAAATAATGATAAAATACTAAATACTAATAATTTTTCATAAATAGTTGAATCTAGAATACAAATATCTTCTTGTCTAGCCCATGGATAATTATCAGGGAAAGAAATACCATCAGTGGCTATTTTATCAGTTAAACATGGAAAATTATTATGTAATCTTTCAAGTCTTCTGTTTTTAAAAATAAATTGTTTAAACATATCAACTTCGAAATCCAGACCTACTTTATTTGTTTTAAATATAAGTTCTGGGTCATCATCATAGTGTATTAATTTACAATATTGTTTACAAATTTCTAAACAATAATCTTTTTTATCTGAGTTATGATGAATTAAAGCCGGAGTCATCGTGCATTTTGTTAAAATTCTTTCTTCTAAAGTTCCATTTGGATTGTGTTTGGGAAGAGGTCTTCCAATAATTTTCATTATAGATGGGAAATATTCTTGGTGTAAGTCCACAATGTTTATTCTTTTATAATTTTTATTTTTCCCAAAAAGATTTTTATAATATTTTTCATCTTTTTCAATAATTTTTAACATATCTTCTTTTGTAATATTTAATTTTTTTTATAAAATCATTGAGACCATTAAAGCTTGTAATTCAGCAACCCACATGAGAGAACCAACTATTGGTCTACAAAATCCTATATAAAACAAAGTGTTATCATTTATATCTATACATGATTTACATAAAGTTTTATCTTTAAATTTAAAGATAGAATCATGAGTATATCCTGTACAATCAATAACAACATCTACTTCGTGTTTTGTTTTATCATCAAATGTAAAAGTTTTATCAACACAATCCTTTAATTCACGTTTAGCTATTATATCTCCTTGGTGAATTTTAATAATAGGTTCACATGATTTAACTAAATATTTATGATAGTATGGTACTTTTGAATCAAATTCTTTAACATCGTGTCCAGATATACCAGTTGCTTGTGTATACCTTTCATGTGTATTTTCCCCATTAGATGGGTATTTTTCAATTCTTTGAATAGAACCAAATTCGTCAAGAGGTCTTTCAGCCAATAATCTTTTAAAACACCACATACCCCTAGGAATACACCAAATAACCTTAGAAGATTTTGTGTATGATTCCATAGTCATATCTGCAGCAGTTTCTCCTCCTCCGTAAATTAAAACTTTATCAGTTTTTTTACAATAAGGTTTATTAAATTTAATTTGTTGAGAATGTAATAATTTCCCATTGTATTTTGGATATTTTTTCTTAAAAATATTATTTTTTTTATTATGTAATCCCGTACAAATTATTAAATTAGTGCATTTGTAAACATCTCCTGATTCTGTAGATATTTCATGTTGACCTTCAACTTTTATAACTTTTGTTATATTGACACCATAAATAATATTTTTTTCTATGTCAAAATTTTTAACATATTCTTTTAAATATGAATAATACTCACTAGAATGTGGAAAATGTGGATAAGATTTTGGAAATGGGAAATCTGAAAAAAAACTTACTCCAGCAGAACTAGACATTATTGTTTTTTTACTAACGGTAGTTATATTTTCATCATCAGAATAAGCCCATATACCTCCTAAAACATTTCTTTTTTCTAAAACTATATGTTCTATATTATTTTCTGATAAATATTTACTCATTAAAATTCCACTTAATCCTGCTCCAACTATTATAGTACCATGTTCCATTTATTATAATAAACATTTTAATAGTAAAACATATACTTACTGTTAAAATATTTAAACCCATTTCTTTAAAATACATTATCTTCTTTAGCCAATAAATACATTCCAGCGGATTCACTAAAATTAATCTCAGAACTTTGGAAAAAATGACGTACAGGTCCTAAAGTCTTAGGATCTATTCTTTCGTAACACTTTCCATATTTATACATAATATCTTCTACATTTTTAAAAGCTTTATTCACTGTACCAGATTGAATATTAGCATGATTACAAGCAGCTTTCGCTAATCCATTAACCCATGGCCAAAAATGTCTGTTATGATAGTCTTGTAACCCTATTAGGTACAAAGGTTTATAAATATACTTCCTAGGTAGTTCAGGTAAAACTACAGGGAGCATAGGTTTTTTATTAATCTTTTCGTAATGGATAAGGATAGATGAAGCTTGTTGTTTATTTACTAAGTCAAAAAGAATAGCTAAAAAATTACCAGCAGTTTCTAAATATTCCATATCTGGGTACATTTTAAGAAATTTACCATTCCAAAATTTCTCTATAAAAATGTCACGATGGATATTGTAGTCAGAATAAGACATAACATAAGGTTTAGAAAGACTTCTATTTATCTCAGAAAAACATTGGATTGATTTTAACATAAAAACATTTGAAAATAAAGAAGCTCCATTAATAATGAATGTATCATGCCATGTATCAAAATATTCACCATGTAATAATTTATCACTTTTAACATTTTTCCAATTATTATTATAAGCTTTCAAACACGATACATAAAATTTCCGTAGTATTCTCAAATCATTCGTTTTTTTATAAAGTAAATAAGTCAATACTATAAATTGAGAATTACTGTCACTAGGTTCTTTGAAAGCTTTGTCATCTTCATATACTGCTACTTTATTTCCTACGTCTATTCCGAATATAAATCTTATACCATAATAATTATTACCTACCCTTAAAGGTATAAGACCATCTTTTCTTTGAAATTTTTGTAATGTGTAGAGAACTTTTTCAACTAATTTGTATTCACCTAATGTTAAAAGACCCATACAACCAAAGAAAGCGTCACGAGTCCAAAGATCTTTATAATAGAATTCCCCAGCACAAAGACCTATTTCTGGGTCCTGACATTGTTCAACTATGGTTTTTCTTGCAATTTCAAAACAATAACTTTCTTTATTTTTTGCTTTGTTATCAATTGGTTTATAATATTTACTATAAGAATTATATGAATAAACCATTTTAGCAACAACAAATGACACAAATAAGGTACATGCTTTTATTATATTCATTATTAGTATACAAGATTTTATTATCGCGTATTTCACATACATTAATAATAAATAATTTAAGTAAGAATGAAACCTTATGAAATATTAGAATTATCTAAAAAAAGTGATATACAAACGGTAGAAAGAAGATTTATGCATCTTTGTTCTATTTTACAAGACAATGAAAATTCTATGGGTAACAATTTAGACAAATATAATGAGTATGAAAAAGCTTATAAAAAAATATGCGGAGAAAGGAATGTATGGGAAAATAGTTCAATGTTGAGTAATATGAAAAATAATATTTTTAAAAATAATACAAAATTAGATAGAAGAGGAGATGATATTCACTTAGAAATGGGGTTTACTATAGAAGATATTTTTAACCAAAATATGAAGAAAGTACAATACATGCGTAAAATGGAAGATCCTTACAATAAAATTAAAAAATGCCATATGTGTGATGGTAATGGTAAAATAAAAGTTCCATACATAAACTCAAGTTGGGGTAAAAGTGATGAAGTTTGTAAAAACTGTGAAGGATTTGGAGTTCTTGGTGGTATGATTAAAATACAATACACAACTGACGTTGAAATACAAAAAGATTATAAAGATGGTCATATTATAAAACTAAAAGGTGAAGGGAATTGTATACTAAGTGGAGACCCTGGTGACTTGTACGTCAAGTTAAAATTAATTGAAATGTCTCATTTTAAAAAAGAGAATTACAATATAATTTTTCACGCACCTATAGGTTTTAAACAAGCTATGATAGGCAAAGAATATCGTTTTAAATATTTTGACAAGCTAATCCATAGTGTAAAAATTAAAACACCAATCAAAGAAGGGTATACTAAAAAATTAAAAGGACTAGGTTTTACTAAACCCAATGGTTCGAGAGGAAAACTTATTTTAAGATTTTCAGTAATACTACCGAACCAATTAACGAATGAACAAAAGAATATTATTGGAACTTATTTTTAAAATAAACTATATTATTCATGTTCGAATCCATGAAATCCATCATCATCCCCAATGAAGTATCGTGGTACTCTTCGCAATCTAGGAGGAGGCTCAAAATGTACTCGCATTTGGTTATATACGTCTCTTCTGTGTTGTGCTACATCTTGTGGATCAGGTCCAAGATAACCTGCTATATGATGTTCTACACCCTTAGAAAGATTCTTATCTATAGCTACAATATGAGCTCCGAATTTTCTTCTTCTTTTAACTTTCTTCTTCTTTCCATAATCAAAAAAAAGTCTTCTTCTCGCGATAGGTGGTGGTAATTGTAATGTGAAATCTGGTTCTTCTTCGTCAGAATCAGAATCTTCAAATTGTATTGGGCTAAAAGAACCTGGACTATTTGATAACCAACCAGGGGGAGAATCCCAATCACCTGGTGTCCTTAAATTTGGATTTCTTCCTATTGTTCTTGGAGTTACTGCTGAATCAGGTCTTCCTTGTTCAGGTGTTCCAGAACCAAACTTTCTTCTTCTTTTAACTTTCTTCTTCTTTTTAACTTTCTTCTTTTTTTTTACTTTACGTTTACACTGTGCTTTCAATACTTTAACACTTTTATACACCCTCTTTTTACCTCTTTTGACAGTTAAACGCACTCCTAATTTTTTGCACAACTCTTTTAATACTTTTCCGGGTTTACTCATTAATAGTATACCAAGAAAATTATTTTTAAAAATATCATTTAAATATTAATTACAAAATACCACCTACACCTCTAAGAGCGTCAACATTACCTTCGTCATATCCCACCAGTTCTACTTCTTCATCAGAAGAGATTCTGTCTGGTTGTAATGAAGTATCGTATTGACTTTCTTCTATAATAGCCCCTTCTAAATTAGCCCCTAGTAAATTAGCCCCTTGTAATTCAGTATTGTATAAATCAGCTCCTCGTAAATTAGCCCCTAGTAAATAAGCCCCTTCTAAATCAGCTCCTCGTAAATCAGCCTCTTGTAAATCAGCCTCTTGTAAATCAGCACCTTTTAAATTAGCCCCTTTTAAATTAGCCCCTATTAAATCAGCCCCTTCTAAATCAGCTTTTTCTAAATTAGCCCCTTCTAAATCAGCTTCATTAAACTTAGTCCAGTATAAATTAGCTCCTTTGAAATTAGCATTTTTAAAATTACAATTTACAAATATACCACCCGATAAAAAAGCACCAGATAGGTCTATATGTGAAAAATCTTTAAATCTACCTTTTTTTCTAAAATGATTAAGTTTTTCTTTTAGTTGAAATGCTTCAAAATTATTTTCAAATTCAGTTAAAATTGAACGACCCCCTTTCTTCTTTAATATTCCATCTTTGTCCATAAATAAACCATATTTTTCCTTTTCTTTTTTTAAAAAATTTTTTATATATTCTTCATTGATATCTTTTTTATAAACATCGTTCATAATTTTGTCCAGTCGTTCTTTATTATAAAGAATCTCAGGGTTATTGTCTCTGAAATATTTTACTTCTCTGATTATTTCGGTGACTTGTTCCGTGTATTGTGTAACCGTGAGTTGATAGATATCTATTTCATCCATTAGGAGAGAAATATCGTCATCAATTAGAATATTACTTATTTGTTCAAGAGACAAATTTCTAAGTAGCGTAGGTATTGGGTATAATTTTTCGATTATCGTTTTAAAGTGTCCGTACGTGTTTTCATGATAATTTTCAATTTCTTTAATTTCATTTAATATAAAATTCTTTTCTTCTTTTGTTAAAGCAGGATGTTGCAAAATGCTTATAATGTCTAACCTATTTTCATAAGTAGTGTATTGTAAATTATTATAAATTTTTTCCATTTTTTTATACTTTTCAGTCACTAATTTATGATATTTGTTAAGATATTCTTCTCGTATTATTTCCATTTCACCAAGACCATAAAACATTTCTTGTTCTTTATAATATCTTAAAAAATTTAGCAAATTTTTTCCTTTAAAATGTTGTGCTCTAAAACACCCACGAATTTTTAAATAATAATCTTTTACTTTTTTATTTTTTTGTAAGGATTTTTTTATTATATTTTTGACCTGAACTTTATATCTGTCTAAAGTCATTGATTTTGTTCCAAATTTTCTTTTTTTATTTTTTCTTTTTTTATTTTTTTTTGTTTTATTTTTTTTTGTTTTTTTGTTACCTTTACGAGTATTCATATAAATTAACCCTCCACCTAATCCAGTTAATCCTAAAGCTAAAGCTATTTTCTTGTAAGGAATATTTATGTCTTTAGATATTTTTTTAATTTCTGTTGATTTCATAGTTCCACTATCTAACATGTTTGTCTTATTATTTTTTCTTTTCAAGATGTTGTTTACTTCTTTTTTTGAATTAATAACTTTTCCAGACATTTTATTTTCATACTCAGGGTTTAATTCATCTAATCTTCTCATTAATCTCTCTGCATAATCTTGTTCTTCTTGGTCTTTCTTTAGAGATGCACGTATTCTTTCTTGTAACTCTTTTTTTAATAATTCAAATTGTTTTTTAGTTTCATTATCAATTTCAAACATTTTTTGTTGTATTTCTTTTGCATCTTTTAATGATTTTTTTGAGATTCTTGTTTCTTTTAATGATTTTTTTTGATTAAATCTTTTGTTTAATAATATTTTATAATTTTTTCTTAACTTATACCCATTACCTTTTTTAATATAAAAATCCTTGATATCAATACTTATCCCTGATGCTCTCAATCTAGCATTATAACCATCCAATAAATTTTTTGAACATAATCTATCTATATCTCCACAATATATATTCTTAAGTTTTGATAAAATTATTTGTTTACTATCCTTTAATGATTTTCCAGGTTTATTCATTAATAGTATACCAAGAAAATTATTTTTTCTTTTTTCTCTTACGTCTCTTCTTTTTACCAAAAAGCATAACTTCGTGTTCTAAGTCGATATTTTCTTTTAATTTTTCATTTTCGTCTTGTATTCTTTCTTCATTCCAAGTTTTATTTTTAGATAAAAAATTTTCTGGATACAATTCTTTTGCTTTTTTTATACTAATATAATTATTTTTGTTGAACAAAATAGTTCTATATTTTTTCATTTGAGTTACAAATTGTATTTTATGTGGTAACATTAATGCATCTTCGTAATATACAGACATAGAATCTCTGTTTTTAAGATTTTTTAACGCTTTTGTATATCTACGAATGTGTTTATTAAAATCAATAGAAAAAATTGTTTTATTTACATCAGGTCGTGAATTTATCCCTAGTCTTTCATAATCACGACCAATTTGATTTGCTACATCTTTTATATAATTTTGGTACTTAAATCTTTTGTCAAGAATTTTAAGTATTAAAGACGGAACATTTTCAGGTTGAATTTCATTATTTAAAATTTTAAAATAAAGATTATTTAAATATACTTTCATTCCTAAGGCTGTCCCAGCAACTCCTAAACCAGCCCCAATAGATGCAGGTATAGCATATTTTTTTAAGGTTTTAAAAGTGGTATTTTTTCCAAATTTTCTTTTAACTTTTTTCTTTTTTTTCTTTTTAACTTTTCTTTTACACTGTCGTTTAAGGACTTTAACGTTTTTGTAAACCCTCTTTTTACCTCTTTTGACAGTTAAACGCACCCCTAATTTTTTGCAAAGTGTTCTTAATGATTTTTCGGGTTTACTCATTAACAGTATACCAAGAAAATTATTTTATGTAATATTCAGGCATTACCTGATCTGAAAAAATAGGTTTTCTAAAGTTTATAATAATACCTTTTTTTACTTTTAAAAATTTCATGTAATTTCTTAATTGTATTTTTTCAGGTATTCTTATCTGGTTAATAGTTTTAAATTCAATTAAAAAATTACCGTTAATTACTACGTCAGCTCTCAGATAACCTACCTGCATTCCTTTATAGAAAATAAGTATGTTTTTTTCAGCTTCATAAGGTATTCCATCATTTTTAAGCTCGACTTCAAAAGCTCTTTTATAAACGTATTCACTAAGTCCTATTCCGAGTTCACTCAAGATGGCTTTTGTTTTCTCTTTACAATATTTATAAGGATTTTTTTGAAAATATTCCATAATTATTAATGTTCAAATAACTTTAAGTATTTTTCACTAGAAGTTATCACGAAATTATTTTATTGTGTAATAATAAATGGGATTTAAAATAAAAGCATTACCTTGTGGTCATTGTTCTAACTTTGAAAAAATAATTTTGATAGTTTCAAATATTATATATTTAATAGCTTCTATAAGAATAAAAGATGAGTTAGGGAAAATTTTACTGTTTTCTATATTTATAATTTCTTCTGTTTATCATTCATATGCTTGTTGTATTGAAAAACAAGATAATACTGTTTTACAATTACAAACTTTAGATTGGGTTGTAGCATCTAGTGTAATGTTTTATTTCTTTGTTAATAGCAAATTAAATAAAGAATTATTAATGTTGATAATACCTACTTTAACTGTACATGCTATAACTTTCTTTACAGATGAACATTATCCTACTTTACATACATTATGGCATATAGGTGGAGGTTTGGTAGCTTTAAAAATTATTGAACAAAATTCCATACAGAAAATAGAATAATAACTACAGCTATTGTTTTTTTAAAAACTTCAAAATTTTCAAAAGATATTCCTAAAACTGAAAATTCAAGCCATTTTTCATTCAATACTAAGTATAGAGAAATCCATTCTATAGATGCTGAATTTTCTTCTTGTAAATTAATTATAATCATGTTTATGTCTTCAAATTTTTTTTGTATTTGTTCGTATGTATATCTTGAAAAATGTTTGAATAAAAACCTCGGTCCTTTGATATACGTCAAAAGAGATTTTTTGGAATTTGAAAAATTATAAATATTGTATAAAAAAATACAATGATTTATTGAATAAATTAACAAAGTTTCCCACGGAGCTCTATAAGAAATTTCATTCCTTATTAAATATGTTATAGTACTCCACGATAATGCGAACATGATTGTTGAGAAACTAAATAAGGGAGAGAAAAGTTCAATAGATTGTTCCATAGTGTATCTTATTTTAGTAAGACTTTCTGAAATTTTAAATATGTTAAGATTTCCTTCTTCAAATAATTGATCAGTGGTTACTTCTTCAGAATAATGTTTTAATTCCTGAGTATGGTCACAAAGAACTGAACTAAAAACAAATGTGTGTACAAAAATAATCATCTTTCCATAAAACCAAATTAAAGGAAGAGTGACGTACATAAAAATTTTACAAAAAATAGATTGATTATTGAAATTATTCATTTCAATATTATCTTCGAGTATAAAAAGTCCTATGCAATTGTAAATAACACTTGTAATAGATAACCCAAGTATCCAATAGCTTATTTTATCACTTTTAACATATTTTTCATAATGTATATTTGTGAAATAATTAACTAATAGTATATATTGTATAAAAATACTTATTTGAAAAAAAAGACTAGGTAAGCCTTTAACATCAAAATGAATAATATTATATATAGGTTGTACTATAAATAAACCTGTTACTAATAAACTATACCACCATTTATTGAAAAAATTTTTAATTATTTGTAAATTACTTTTAATGGGTTCTTCTAATTCTTCAACATTAATAACAATTTCATCACTGTTATTTCTATAATGTTTTAACTTAGGGGAAAGATTTCTGTTTTTTTTATGGTTATACAATCCTCTAGTTATACTTCTTGGTTGAGAAATTCTATTTAATACTGGTTCTTTTATTCTATTTCTTTCAACGTTAAAACTTAAACCTCTTTTTATTTTTTTCCTTACTTGTATTCCTGTGTTTTTTTGTTTTAATCCTAAAAATATCAGAATTTTATTAAAACAATTCATTAATATATTCTTATAATTTATTTTCTTGTATAATACGTAGATAAGATGGATATTGGAGAAAAGATAATTTGTATTATAAGTATAATACTTATAATATTTTCAATAATAAAATTATTCGAACTAGATGAGAGTACACAAAAAATAAAAGTAAAAACAGATACTTTTATCACAGTACAAAAAAGAAAAAATGAAAATCCAGAAGTAGCAAAACAAATAGCAATTCGGTTAAATATAGTAAGAGAAAAAGGAGACAAAATAGTAAACTATTGTTATAAGAATAGTCTTCCTAACAAGACAGTTGCTGATAGATTATACAAAAGGTGGAACAAAATAACAAGTAAAAAAAACGGAATAAGAGAGACTGCTGCAGGCGAGAAAAGTGCTGCTTATGTTTTAAATAAAGGGGACCAATTAAGAATGTGTGTAAGAAAAAGAAATGACCCAACAAAATTAGAAGATTCTAATACTATGGTTTTTGTACTTCTTCATGAACTTGCACATTTAATGTGTGTAAAATATGGTCATGGAAAAGAATTTCAAGAACAATTTGCTTATCTTACTAAAAAAGCAGTAGAACAAGGGATATATAGATATCAAAATTTCAGTGAAAATTCAAGTTCTTACTGTGGTACTAAGATCAGTAATGATGCGTATTAAAGAATTAAAAATTGTATTTTGTTTTATTAAATGAATGTTAATAAAACAATGTATAATCAACCAAATGTTAATAAAACAATGTATAATCAACCAAATGTTAATAAAACAATGTATAACGAATTACTAAACGAAATAAAAAAATTAAGACAAGATCTTAATTTAGTGGAATTTCATAAAAGTAGAAAAAACATCCACTTAGGTATTAATTGTAATGGGTGTGGAAGAAATCCTTTAACTGGAATTCGTTATAAATGTCTAATGTGTCCTAATTATAATTTATGTGAAATATGTGAAAGTAATTATAATAGTAGTGAAAGTAATGTTGTTCATGATACAAAACATTTTTTTGTTAAAATAAGAAATACAGACATTTATAATTTTGTGTGTAATAATCGATAAAAAAAATATTTTATATAATAAATGAATTCTCGTGATCCATCAGTGAACGTAATATATGGAATAATGACAATGATTTATTTAGCAATAGTAGTTGTTTTAAATACCCTTAGTATAAGACTTTATCAACAAGAAGTTTTGATTCCTATACAAGAATCAGAAAAAGAAGAAGCAAAAGAACCAGAACCAGTAGAACAAGCTGCACCAGCTGCACCAATCCCACCTCTTCCAGTAGACCCAGGAGCAGGAGGCCCAGCTGCACAAGTAGACGCAGTTGTACCATTAAACCCATCAACAGGAGAACCAGTAAACCCAGGAGGAGACCCAGGAT